ATGGTAAGTGACGATTCTGACGTCATTCCATCTCTCCGACTCTGGCCGATTCTCCAGAATTGACCTGAGAATGGCCGTCGACTCAGCGCATGAGGGCCTGTTTGCAATTGGATGCAACAGGCTGGGGGCCTCCATGACGTCGTCATTGGGAGGCGGACTCTGTCTGTCTTCCCGGGGGCCGAGCTGTTCTCCACACATTGTGCAGCTCTCATCTCCCTGATCGTCTTGTTGATCACCCCCAAGGTTGAGCCAGTCCGTGACAATTGGTCTGGATACAGGATTGTAGTTTAGAGTCAAATCTACAACTTTTTCTTTGTTCCTCCAAAACGAGAGAATCGTCTCTCGGTCACGGGCTAGCTGGGTTTCCGCAATGCCTAAATATTCCAACAGGTTCGGTAGTTGTGTCATATTTACAAACCTCTCTGTTTTTCGTGCAGAGAGGAGGGTATAGACTTTGTCTTCGCCCATTGGATTGACGCTTTCCCACTGTCGGGCAATACGTCTGGCGTTTTGGATAACCCTTCTCGCATATGGTACCAGTGGAACTCTTTTCATTTGCACTCTCTTGTCTATGGTTGGGACAAGGGATAAGAAAGAAGTGACTGCATTTGTTGCTGCCTTGATCGCTTGATCTTGGCTTACCCAACTTAAGTTAGGATACTTCTCTACTATTGCAAGTGAGGCGGTCGGCTGATAGCTCACCTTATCGAGGACCCTCTTCAACTTCTGGCGGACCTCCCTCCCGAGGGAAGCCACGGTTCTTTCTTTCAGAAAGAGTCCTGAATCTGAAGATCGCCCCATAAGAATGACTGCAGCTGCTTTTCGGAAAACTACGCCAAACTTCCCGAGGGGGAAGAATCCTTTGGGTAGCCCGAAGCCGCCGAGCTCTACTGGGAAAGATAGCGGAACACCCGTTTGCCGCATTTCCTTCAATACGCGCCTATGCGTGTTCTTTGTAACGCGTTGAAGTCGTTCACCCTGCTGCTTCGAGTGACAGTTCTCAAGCTGTTCAGTGATTGCAGGTCCCAGGGTGAGGAATGTCGGGACGTCAGTCTCTTTAGGTCTGCCGTTCGAGCCAAAAGCTTTGGCAAGGACGATGGCAGACATCAACGGTCGTTTCTGCACTTTCATCTTGTACGCATGGACAGTCTTCCGTGGAGATGGAGACTCTGCTTTGGGAAGCAGTACCTTCAGGTAGTCAAAGAGTGTACGAGAACTTGTTGTAGTTTGCTCTCGTTGCCTAAAGGCATCGAGGGCGTCGGTGGAATCCACCTCCTGCAACGTGGTCCGAGTTTCAAGGTAAAGATTCTCGGTGAAAACTGCAGCGTCCGGGCTTACGTAGGTCTTGTACTCATTGAGTACAAGCCCCAAGCCACTAAGGAGATCGTAGTACGCCAGTTTGGTCCGTCGGGGCCAGGCTGCTACGAAGTCGTCTCCGCACACGGCAAATGTCCGCTTATCTCCGTGTCTAGCTACTGTCAGCTGCTGGGCTTTAACCCCAGCATACTCCTGAATATAGGCGAGGACGGGCCACGTGAGTGAGAG